ACCTGCAAACACAATAACAGTACCAGGTGCTGGTGCCAGTGGTGCCGGCGTTGGCCAATACGGATTTACTGCGCAACAACTGGAACAGTCCGGCTATCTTAAGCCTGGTATCAGTGAATTTATAACTAATGGTAACGAAAGCATAACCGGTCCAACTGACTTTCCTATAAACACGTTGGTTCATTATGATGTGACAGGTGTACCAAACACTACTTTTAGTTGGCAATCCATTGGGAGTTCAAATCCCAATGGATTCACTCAAGGAGGGCCGTTTACTTTCGACGGCAATGGCACTATTCTACCTATTTTCACCCAACATGGTATACCAGGCACTTATCAATACTATGGATTTTTTAGCACAGGACATACTTTTACTTGGACAATGTATGTTCCGTTTGTTGGTAAAATTGGCCCAAATTACACAAAAAGAACTGCAGGAAATTTTGTACAAGTGTTGGATGCTCCTGGAGTATGGACTGGCAAAGATGGCATCAACTCATTAAATAACTTGTTGGCAAGTCCATTGGTACAAAATATTGCTCAAACCACACTGATGCAAAATGCCTACAGCGGGTTAACAGCAACAGGAGTGATACAACCACCAGTGACGCAACCTTCAATCAGCCAAGGACAAATATATACACAAACTGGTTTACAACAAGTATCAGCAGTGAGTTTAGCAATTAATTCTGCACTAGCTGTTCCTGGAGTGGTGCAATCTTCTTTGTCAAACTTTCCAATAGTTGCACTGACATCTGCCGCAGTTGCAGTGACTGACACATTGGCCAGCGGCGCCATTGACAATCTAAACACTGGCGCTTATTCCATAGTGTCAGATAATACTAGTCGAGTCAATAGTATAGTCACCGGCACCACGGCGGCATTGGTATCCACTGCTAGTAAATTTGGTACTTTAGCAGTGAATAATTATATCACTCAAACTTTAGGCAGCAACCCAGCATCAAGACTAGCACGAACTTATGTAAACAACGCTATAAATCAAGCTACAAATAGTGTAATAAGAGGAGTTTCTTCCACAGTAACAGGATTAATAAACGGCACTACCAGTATCAATCAAATTGCCACATTGGCAAAATCATCTGATTTTGCCAGTACACTGGCTGATCCCAGCACTGTGTTGTCTTCAAGCAACACTGGCGAAATAATAGAGTCGGGCATTAACAATGTAACAAGCTTTGTTAACAGTGCTGGAACTAACATTAATAATGCAGTTGACAGGATAACCGCTGGAAATTTCAATTATTCAGGGCTGGCACAAGTTGGCATAGGATTAGCTGCAAACAGATTAGGAATAAGCCAATCTACTGTTAATGCTGTACAGACTGGATTACAGGTGGCCAGGGCACTGTCCACTGGTGGCCTAAGTGCTCTTGCAAATCCTGGTGTGATACGCAGTATCACTGGATTGCTTGGAGGAAGTAGTTTACTGAGCAGTAGTTCCTTGAGCGCATTGAGAACAGTGGCCAGAATACCGGGACTAGGAGTAATCATGGGCGGCCTCCTGGGCGGTGGTGGCTTGGCCGGACAAACTAGACAAGCAGCAGGATTTAGCAATACTGTCAATCGTGCCATAGTAGATGTGGCGGTTTCAAAAATCTTAGGCAGTAATAAAATTCCTGCGCCAGTCTATGGATACCCATCTCGTCGAGCATTGGCGCCAGCAACAAATATATTGCAAGCTCAGAATGTATTGGCTAAATCTAATTTGCCAACTCAAGCAGTTTTAGGTGGACAATCTATTGATATATCTGGACCAAATTGATGCATACAGCACTGCCGCATGACAACCTCTAATTTGCCACGGTAAATACAACATGGCCACATTCATTGGATTTAACACTATCAATCAGTATAAAAAATTTACTGTGGTTGATTTTGACTTGATCAAAATTGATCTTTTAAATGCGTTTAACATACGTCAAGGACAACTAGTGGGACGTCCAGGATACGGCACTACACTTTGGAACAACTTGTTTGAAAATCAAACACAAGAAACTCTGGCCAGTGTATACAACGAGATCCAAAGAGTTGTGTCAGGTGATCCCAGAGTGTATGTGAGCTCTCTACAAGTGTTTCCGCAACAAAACGGTTTATTAATACAACTTGCACTGGCAACAGTTGCTGGACAAGATGCCAAACTACTGAGTATATTCTTTGACCAGGGTGTCGGGGTTGCTACCTACGTTTAACTACGCAGTTTATTTTTTCCATAAATAATAAGAATAGGAAGAGACATGGCAACAACCACAAGACAGACAGTAATTTTTGGTGTTGAAGATTGGAAACGAATCTATCAAACTTACCGAGAAGCTGACTTTCAAAGTTACGATTTTGAAACACTACGCAAAAGTTTTGTAGATTATCTGCGATTATACTATCCAGAAACATTCAATGACTACATTGAATCATCAGAATTCATTGCCTTGTTGGATGTCATGGCCTTTATGGGGCAAAGTCTTGCATTCAGGTCTGATCTAAACACACGTGAAAACTATTTAGACACTGCTGAAAGACGAGACAGCGTGGTTAAATTGGCCAACTTGGTCAGTTATACTCCTTTGCGCAACACTGAATCATCTGGCTACCTCAAAGTCTTCAGCGTAAAAACAACAGAAAATGTCACTGATTATAACGGAGTCAATCTTGCCAACATCACAGTTAACTGGGCTGATCCTAGCAATCTCAACTGGCAAGAACAATTCACCAGTATTATCAATTCTGCGTTAGTAAACACACAACGCTTTGGCAAACCAGGGAACGACCAAGTTATTCTTGGAGTGGATACTCAAGAGTACACTGTAAATCTAGTGCCAGGTTTTCTTCCTGTGATTCCATACACTGCAACCATCGACGGAATCAACATGCCATTCGAGGCAGTGAGCGCAACCAGCTCAGGTCAAACATATATCTACGAGCCACCACCGCTGCCTAACGGACAATTTAATATGTTGTTTAGAAATGATCAACTGGGATTTAGCAGTGCCAACACAGGATTTTTCTTTTATTTCAAACAAGGCGTGTTGCAAAATCAAGATTTTAACTTGCCAGAACGCATCAGCAATCGCCAAGTCAATATCAATATTGAAGGCATTAATAACACTGACGTTTGGTTGTATCAATTGGATAACGTTGGCAATATAACCAGTTACTGGCAGTTTGTACAGAGTGTATACGCGGCAGCAGTTGAACAACTGACGCCGGGCACAAGAGACATCTATAGTATAACCAGTGCCACCAACGATCAAATTATATTAAACTTTGGCGATGGAGTTTTTAGCACTATACCAGTGGGAGCATTTCGCACGTATGTACGGTCGAGCAATGGATTAACTTACATTATCAATCCAGAAGAAATGCAAAGTGTTAGCATACCAATTAGTTACGTTAGTCGCACAAATCAAATTGAAACTATAACTTTTACTTGTGGAATTACCAGCCCAGTGACCAACGCTCAGGCTCGAGAAACTCTGGAGCAAATTAAACAACGAGCTCCTGCACAGTATTACACACAAAATCGTATGGTCAATGGAGAAGATTACAACAATTTTCCATTTACTCAATACAATAGTATTTTAAAAAGTAAAGCATTGAATCGTGCATCCATTGGCACCAGTCGATATCTTGATCTTGTGGATGGTACAGGAAAATATTCTAGCACTAATATTTTTGCCGCTGATGGTGCTTTGTACGAAGCCAACACTTTGCCGGCATTCCAATTTTCCTGGCTAACCATTCCGGACATTTCGGACGTGCTCTACAATCAAATTAATCCTTTGTTGATCAAAGCTGGTCTACAACAATTTTATTACGCTAATTTTACAAGACCAGATTTGTCCGTGCTAAATTATACATGGCGTCAAAGCACAGTAATTACAAACGAAACCACTGGATATTTTCAAAATGCTGCAGGCACTCCGGTGCCCATTGGCACCTATGCCAGCAACAATGCCAAGTACATAACCGAAGGCAGTCTTGTTAAATTTGTTCCTCCCACTGGATATTATTTTAATTCAGACAATCAATTGGTAGCTGGCATCCCTGGGCTGGCCGGCGATAAGTTAGTAATATGGGCAAGCCCTACCGCAGTTTATCTAAGTGGAACTGCCAGTGGATTTGGCAATTTGCCGTCGGGTGTGGGCCCTGTTGTGTTGAATAATTTTGTACCCACTGGTGCAATACCCACACAAGTTATTCCAGTGTTTGTAACTGATATTCCTGTGAGTGTTCAACAAAATATTGTAAATCAAATTTATTTGAATCAAAATTTTGGCATTGGTTACAATAATATAACTGCCACTTGGTATGTTATAACTGCTAACAATCTTGCAACAAATGCTGCATTTAGTTTGACCAATCAACAAAGCACTGCTGGTACAAATAGCGACGCTTCGTGGTTGATACAAGTTACCACTACTGCGTCGGGCTTGGCCAATTACACAGTGGTGTCAAGAAGTTTAGATTATTATTTTGGCAGTGTTATAGACACAAGATTTTTCTTCTATACCAATCAACCAATTTATGACTCGCGCACCGGAACTGTGATCAGAGATTTTGTCAATGTATTAAAAGTTAACAGTCAACCTGACAGCAATTTCCCATTGGCAGGTGATAATGTGTTGACCATTATAGATCAACCTGTGCTCAGCGATGGATTGGTTGACGACTTTCAGGTGTTGGTTAGTTTTGCTACAACACCGGGTGATTTGATACCCATAAACCCTGACTTTTTCAATGATATCGTGGCCCCTAATGTTAACGCAAATCACAAATTAGTTTTTTTGCAACAAACAGTGGACTTTGATAATCTTCAACGATACTTGTTGGTTGCATCAGGAACAGTTAACAGTGACTATGCTACGTTGGGAGCAATTGAATTGGCCATAGCACAGTACAATCTTGGTCAAGTGTTTTATGCCTATCAAGATCAGGTGTTCTATACCCTTGCAGTAAACTCTGCAGGCGACACCATACTAACTGTCAATTCAACTTATATTGCGTATACTGGTAGACAAAGTTTGTACTTTCAATATAGACACAACAGTCCATTGACCAATAGAATAGATCCTGGATCAACAAATATCATTGATATCTATATTGTAACCAATTCTTATTACACTGCTTATACAAATTGGTTACGCGATTCCACAGGAACAGTGCCGTTACCATTGGCACCCACCATTGATGATCTCACAACTGCATACGTTGGACTACAAGATTACAAAATGATATCAGATAATATGATATTAAATTCTGTGCAGTTTCAGCCATTGTTTGGCAGCAAGGCCGCACCAGCTTTGCGAGCCACAATAAAAGTCATACAATCTACACAAAGCACTGCCAGCACCAGTGAAATAAAAAATCTTGTTGTGGCCAATATGAACGCATATTTTGACATAGCAGTTTGGGATTTTGGACAAACATTTTATTTTTCAGAACTGGCTGCATACATACATCAACAGATAGGCGACATAGTTAGTTCTGTTGTGCTGGTTCCTTTAAATCCACAAAAGAGTTTTGGCGATTTATACGAAATCAGATGTGCACCTAATCAAATTTTTGTGAATGGTGCCACTGTTAACGACATACAGGTCATAACTGCATTGACCAGTACAAACTTACAAACTGCTCCTGGCAGCGGAGTAATTTAATGGCCACAGTTCGCACAGTTGATTTTTTACCAGAAATATTTCAAACACCGGTTAACAAGCAATTTTTAGCAGCCACTCTTGACCAACTGGTTCAAGAACCTAAATTTAAAAAATCACAAGGGTTTATAGGACAACGAGTTGGACCCGGGGTCAATGCCAATGACCAGTATGTGATTGAACCTACAAAAA